CCCTGATAATATTGTTAAAAAGGAAGATATGCACTACTGCGCAAAGCACATATTCTCAGAACGCTTCGGTGAAGGTTTGGTAGTTGAAGGTTCACACGCTGAGCCAACAGCAGAAGGCTTGATCGAGTGGTATGATGTTGACTTTGGCGGTACTGTTCGTCGCGTTATGACTGAAAAGGTTAAAGTGATGCACGCTGAGTATCACATGAACCACAAGAAGAAAATGAAGGAAGAGGTTGAAGAAGCCGCTTCTCACCAAGCTTCCGCAACAATGAAGCACGTTAAGGACGCTACTCCTGGCGAGAAGAAAGCCGCTAAGGACATCAAGCCTGGTATTGCTGGATACCGCGATCGCGTTGCAATGTTAAAGTCCGCTCAAGCTGACGGCCGTCTAAAAGAAGGAAAAGCACACACAGTTCCTAAGACAGCTAAAGAAAAAGACCTTGCCGCTCTTGCTGAGCCAAAAGACAAAATCACTCACGCTGATGTGATGGTTGGCCGTGGTGTTAAGAAAGAAGAAGTTGAGTTGGATGAGGGATTTGAAAATCTTCCTGGCAAAGCAACCCACTTAACAAAGGTCGATGTCCGTCACCCAGAGCATGGCATTATTTCTGGCAGCACTACTCTCCGTCACCTTGGTGGTAACAAGTATGAAGTCCGAGCCGGCCGCGCAAAAGGTAAGACTATTGCCCTCGATGACAAGCATGTTCAAAAGTTGAGCATGGAAGAAGTTGAGCTCGACGAAGCGATGATCTCTTACAGCGATTTCCAGTCGAAGATCAAAGCTCACCAGAAAGCTGGCAATCAAATTAAAGACGATAAATATGATAAGAAGAAGGCTTCTTACACTGTGATCGATCAAGAAGGCACGGCCAAAAAGATTACTCACACAGATTCCGGTGTTTCACAACAACACCTGGGAAGCGTGAAACGCGATGACGATGAGTCATCAGAAACCAAACCAACAGAAAAGCGTGGTCGCGGACGCCCAGCAGGGTCTAAGTCTGGCGCTCGCAACTAAACCACAAGGAGAACTAAAATGGCACTATGGGGAAACACAGACGCTCTTGTAAGCGCACCAAAATACATCGCTCGCAAGGCGTTCTTTGATAGCACCGCTGTCAACACGACAGCTGAGACGATTAACATTCTCAGCTCTAACACCGGCTTTGCAACTGGTGATGCTGTCTCGTATAGCATTAATGGCGGCACCGTTATCGGTGGCTTGACCAATGCAACCACATACTTCGTTCGCGTTGTTGGTGCTGGTTTGATTGCATTGTATGATACATACGCACATGCTATCGATACCGGTGCAACTACAGGTCGTGTTAATATCACTGGTGCGGGCGTTGGCACGCATACTTTACAGCGCACTACCGCAGCAAACGCTTTTGCCGGTCAACCAGGCATTTTCTTTGTTGATGCTCAAGAAGCACAAGCAACAGAAAACAAAGCTAAGGGTATTACTGGCGCTGGCTGGTGGTCGTACCGTACCTTTACAGACGCACAATCTACAACTCGCCACAAAGCTGAGTGCTTGATTGCAATGGCTGTAGGTGCTGTTGCTGCAGGTGACGCCGAAGATACAGTTGTCGTCGACATGGTTATCACTATCGACACACAACCAGCCGATACAACAGTTGATCTGAGCGATAGCACAACTGATACCGCAACATTTACTGTTGAAGCAACTGTTAATGCAGATCTTCCATTGAGCTACCAGTGGCAGAAACAAGAAGCTGGCGCTGGTGCATGGGCTAATATCTCAGGTGCAACGTCTGATTCTTACACAACTGGCGTTCTAACAGTTCTTGCTGACAACACCGATAAGTATCGCGTAGTTGTGTCGGCTGATGCAATCAGCCTCACATCTGACGCTGCTACATTAACTGTACAAGCTTAATTGTAATAACGGAGGGCTTTGGCCCTCCTCTTTGTTATCATATGATGGATTTACCCTTTACCGAGCAGAACTTTCTGCTCATTGCTATGCACCACTACGATAACACCCAATGCACATCGATTGCAGAGTTCGAAGAGGACCTGCGTCGATTTGCTTATTTGAAGAAGTTATTTGGCCGACATGCTGACAACAATGATCTCAAAGAGCGGTTGATTCTCAATCACATTATTGTTTTGTACAATCTGTTTGGTATTGTAGTCGTCGAGATGTTATTTTTTAAGATAGATAAAGAATATTGGAATGTACTAGCTACATTTTTAGTTTATTTGAAACTAATGCCCGAAAGTGTACCTGAGTTTGGTATTCACCTAAAAGATATCACTTTAGATCAACACATTCTAACCTTGCTGGAAACCCTATAATGGCCTCGATCGTAGACAACCTCATTGCATACCGCGTCCTTTCAATGCTTGTTAAACCATTCATTGAGACTGATGCATACAAGTTAGGTATCATTGATGAAAAGGGTCAAAATCTGATTAAGTCACGTGACCTTAAAACACAAGAGCAAAAGGATGCATATACGTACTTGCACCGCTTAGTGTTCAATCTGAAAAAATTATTAATGAAATTGCCTGGTGGCGATTCAATGTTAAAGAATTTGGTGGCTGCGTTTTTCTTGGTGAAGGAAAATTACAGCACAAGAACGACCACAGTGAGTCAAGAACGCCTGGAAGAGTTGATCAACATGATCGATTCCGGTGTGGTACTCGCCGAAGAGCAGCTAATTGTCGAAGAGTTTCTCCTAGTAGAGGATGCAGTGGCTAATGTCGCTGGCGCGGGTGTCTCAACTGATGCTCCTGTGATCCGCCGCAAACCTAAGCGGTTTGGTCGCTTTACAGTAAATGATGAAGTGTACAACCGATTCAGTAACGGCAAAGCAAAATACCGCAAGTGGTCTTCCTACTTGAATTTAGAAGATGATGGAGAGCGCACAATATACGAATTTGCCCGTAAGAATCCAAATGGAGTAATTATTTTACATAATGGTAAGAATACAAAGGCAATTCGATTTAATCGTAATGGTGGTGGGTCGTGGTCTAAATTAAAGCGCCCCTCTAAGCAAATCAACAATGATGTGGTTACTTGAACTCCTCCCACACTGGGTTATCCATTCTACGCTGTTAGCAGCGGTTGGGGTATTGATAGCAACTCGTCTGATTCCCCTCCTCCCCAATAGAACACTGATTACTGCGACAGCTACGGCTGTCGTTTTGCTTTGCGTGTTTGCTGAGGGGGCTATATACAATGAGGGCGAATGGAAATTGCGAGTCGCAGCTGCAGAGAATCGAGTGCTGCAAGCGGACGTCAAATCATCGCAAGAGAATGTAAAATTGGTAACTAAGACGGTTGAAAAGATTCAGGTCGTCAAAGACGTACAAGTAGTGATTCAGAAAGAGATTGTTGAACAGGCTCCAGTGATTGATGTTGACTGCCGTATTCCACATGAAGCTATCGATATACACAACAAAGCAGCAAACCGGCCAGAAGGTGTGAAATGAAAATTATTGCAATTCTTCTCACATTAGCGCTTGTAGGGTGCTCTACTCCTGTACCAGTAAAGAGAACTTTTCCGGAGGCTCCACCAATATTGATGAGAGAGTGTCCTAATCTCCAACAGGTACCGGAACAAGCAAAGCTGAGTGACATGCTATCCACCATTACACAGAACTACTCGTTGTATCATGAATGTCAATACCTAATGAGCAGATGGCAGGAGTGGTACCTGATCCAGAAGAACATATTTGAAAGCAGCAATTAATACATCCTCACAGGGGACATAGTAATTCTCCAGCAGATGAGCTGACCGCGTCAACTTTATCTTGGGTTGATAAAATAATTGGTTTAGTGTATCATCTGAGGATGTTTATAGGATGTTGTGATGACTCTTTTTGTTGATGTGAAGTATGCTGATATGCTCGGGCCAAGGCTACGAAATTATAAGCGTAAGGGCGATTTTCTTTGGAATTTCTCATGCCCCGTTTGTGGTGACTCAAAGACCAATAAGTCAAAGGCTCGTGGATATATCTACAAAGTGAAGACCGGTCTCTTCGTTAAATGTCATAAGTGTGGCTACAGTACCAACTTAGGCAACCTCGTTAAGTATCTTGATCCTGTTATGTACCAAGAGTACGTCTTGGAGAACTACAAGGAAAGTGGCGCACCTCGCAGCCACCACAAGGATACCTCAATTGCCATTCCGGCAATTATCAAAACCCCGGAACTAACCGTCTCGATTCTTGATCCAATCAAGCGTCTTGACTCCCTGCCACTGGACCACCCAGCAGTAAAGTATGTGTTGAAACGGAAGATACCATCAAGGTTCCTGTCTCTGCTGTATTACGCGCCCAGATTCAAGGCGTATGTAAACTGGGTTGTCCCTGGTAAATTTAGAGACTTGCAGGACGAACACCCTCGGCTAATCATCCCATACTTCAACCGTCACGGAAAGTGTTTTGCTTTTCAAGGGAGGGCGTTTGGAAAAGAAGACCCTAAGTACTATACCATCAAGGTTGATGATACGGAAGAAAAGGTGTTTGGACTTGATAGAGTTAACTTTGCCAAGCGAATCTTCATAACAGAAGGTCCACTCGACTCATTGTTTATTCCAAATGCTATTGCTGTATCTGGTTCATCATTTACTACCCCAACGATTGAGTCACTCAAGACCAATTGCACTGTGATCTATGATAATGAGCCAAGATCTAAAGAGCTTACAAATCTGATCAAAAAGACAATTGATGCCGGTTTTAGCGTGTGTATGTGGCCGGAGGTTATTGTGGAGAAAGATATCAATGAAATGATATTGGCCGGCAGGACGTCGGAAGAAATATTGGAAATCATCAAACAAAACACGTATACTGGGGTTGAAGCGCAGTTGCGCTTCGCGTCATGGAGAAAATGTGAATGAAATTTAAAAAGAAGCCAGTTGTTATTGAAGCCATTCAATTTTGGTACAACGATCGTGGTATAGCAGATCTAAAAGAGTTTTGTGGTAGTGAACTAAAGGCTTATGGCAAGGAACGTCATATTCTTGCTGTCGGTTGGGCTCACGTTGGTACTCTTGAAGATGGTGATGCAACTACCGGGCAGGTGAAGCACGTCGCCACAGAGGGTGATTGGATCATTAGAGGCGTAAAGGGTGAAATCTATGCCTGTAAGCCGGATATTTTTGAACTAACTTATGAGAGATTGAGTGATGAGTAATCTTTACAGAATAAATGATGGTGTGTACCAACACTTTATAGAGTTCACACCATCTATTAATGACTGCATTTCTATGCAGATAAAAACGAAGTGGACTGGAGCAAATGATCCAGATCAACTACAAAATAAATTCCACATCATATTGTCCAAGGAAGAGATGATCGACCTAGGCAATCAACTTATTGAGAGAGCTACATCTTTATAAATAGTTCTCGTGGGGTGTCCAATACTAAGGAGAAAACATGAGAACCAACTACCGCAAAATTTGGGAAAAATACAACAACCAAACCATTCCAGATGGGTTTGAAATACATCATAAAGATGGTGATTTTTTAAATAATGATCCGTTGAATCTTCAACTAGTTACTATTGACGAACACCTTGAAATTCACCGTAAACAAGAAGATTGGGGAGCTGTTCAAGCTATTTTAATGAGGATGGATAATCCCGCAGATATTAGCGACGTTGCAAGACGAGCTCAATTACATCGCTTAGAGTGCGGCACGCACAATTTTCAAAAGATGTCAAAAGAACGTAAGATGGAGGTGGGAGTTGCAGTTGGATTATATACTAGGGATCAAAAACTAGGAATCCATGCTATAAATGCTGATCCAATTTTGGCTCGCGAAAACGGCCGGCGTGGTGGATTAGTTGCAAAAGAAAAGAATGCGGGATTCTTGAATACCAAATCAGAAAAACACGGTAGTAAGGCGGTTAAAGGCACTTACTGGTGGGTTACAAAAGACGGATCAAGAAAACGATCAAAGCAATGTCCCGGTGAGGGATGGGTCAAAGGTACAATATACAAGGAAACACAATGAAAGTAAAATTAGTAAGTTATTCGCAACCCACGGAAGATTTTCGTAATCAGGGAATTACAAATGTACAGGAATTAATAGCGTTTTGTGCTAGGGTGTCAAACCCATCCAACCAATTTAATAATGAAACGTCGGAGAAGTTGATCAAATACTTAGTTAAACATGCTCACTGGTCACCTTTAGAAACTGTGAGTGTTTGCTTAGAGATTGAGACCACTCGAGATATTGCACGGCAGATCCTTCGTCACAGAAGTTTTAGTTTCCAAGAGTTCAGTCAGCGTTATGCAGACCCAACAAAAGACCTTAGCTTCGTGCTTCGAGAGTGCAGACTACAAGATCCCAAGAATCGACAGAATAGCGTAGTGGTTGACATGACTACTGATGAAGGTCGTCGACTTGCGTGGCAGTGGGAGAATATGCAGCAAAAGGTAATCGACACCGCAAAGGATGCATATGAGTGGGCTGTGACACACGGTATTGCAAAAGAGCAAGCACGCGCTGTTCTCCCAGAGGGTAACACCAAGTCGCGCATGTATGTCAACGGTACTATCCGTTCATGGGTGCACTTCATTGAAGTACGATCTGGTAATGGAACACAGCAGGAGAATATTGACATTGCTCGAGCCTGTGCTCAGGCGATCGCAGCTATTTTTCCAATGGCTGGCGACTTTGTCGCTAAGTGATTACTAAATATACCCCCAAATATAACGACAAAAGAGGTAACATGACACAAACGATACACGGTATTACCGTAGATTATAGCAGAGATTCGCTATTAGATGAAATTGGAAAAGAAAGATTAAAAGACTCATATATGATGGAGGGAGAAACATCTCCCCAAGACCGATACGCTTATGTGTCAAAGGCGTTTTCGAGTAACCCACAGCACGCACAACGATTGTACGATTACTCCAGCAAGCATTGGTTGGGTTATTCCACCCCAATTCTTTCGTTTGGGCGCAACTCCGCGGGATTACCTATCTCCTGCTTCCTTGTTAATGTGCATGATTCAAAAGAGGGTTTGGTTGATGCTTTGTCAGAAGCAAATTGGTTGTCGATGCTTGGTGGTGGTGTAGGTGTATATTTTGGTACACGCGGTGCAGATGAGAAGTCAGTTGGAGTGATCCCTCATATGGGTGTTTATGATCGCTCGAGTCTTGCGTACAAGCAAGGTACGACTCGTCGTGGATCATATGCAATGTATTTGGATATCAGCCACCCAGACATTGTTGAGTTCTTGGATATGCGTAAGGAGACAGGTGATCAGAATCGTCGTAGCCCTAACCTACACCACGGCGTTAACATTCCCAATTCGTTCATGGAAATTATTGAGCGATGCATGAAAGATCCACAGGCAGATGATTCGTGGGAGCTACGTGACCCGATGTCGGGTAAGCTACACGAGACCGTATCAGCAAAGGCACTGTGGACTGCCTTGCTCGAGCTTCGTGCAGGAGCCGGCCGTGGCGAGCCTTACGTTCACTTCATTGACAACGTTAACAACGCACTGCGTCCAATTCTCAAAGAGCGTGGTTACAAGGTTGTTCAATCGAATCTGTGTTCCGAGATTGAATTGATGACTGACAAAGATACTACTGCTGTGTGCTGCTTGTCTTCGATCAACCTCGAGCGTTGGGATGAGTACAAAGATAACTACCAATTCTTCCGTGATGTTATGGAGATGTTGGATAACGTGTTGCAGTACTTCATCGACAATGCTCCTAAGCAGATCGCACGTGCAATCAAGTCTGCTATTGAAGAGCGTTCTGTCGGTCTTGGTGTGATGGGTTTCCACTCATACTTGCAAAAGAACATGATTGCATTTGATGGAGTGATGGCTAAAGGTGCAAACAATCGCATCTTCAAGCAGTTCCAGACCATGGTTGAACGCGCTAACCTAGAGCTCGGCGCTGAGCGTGGATCTCCAAAGTGGTTAGAAGGTACCGGTTTGCGTTTTGCTCACACATCCGCTCTTGCTCCTACTGCAACGAATGCTTTGATCTGTGGTAATGTAAGCCCGTCAGCAGAACCATGGCGAGCAAACGCTTTCCGTCAAGACACGCTGTCTGGTACGTTTATCCAGAAGAACAAGCACTTGGATGCATTGCTGAAAGCAAAAGCGGAAGCTGGTGAGTGTAACTATGATGATGCTTGGTTGCACATTGTGCAAAACGATGGATCTGTTCAGGGCTTGGATTGCTTGACACAAATTGAAAAAGATGTGTTCAAGACTGCATCAGAGATTGATCAGTTGTGGGCCGTCGAGCACGTTGCTGATCGTCAACCGTTTATTGACCAAGGACAGTCATTCAATGTGTTCATTCGTCCAGACACAAGCATTGCTAAACTGCACGCTATTCACTTTATGGCCTGGCGCCGCGGCGTTAAGGCAATGTACTACGTTCGCACAGAGAAGCTAGCAAACACTGATAAGGTTGGCAAACGAGTGGAGCGGGTCAGGATTGAAGATGAGGTAGAGCAACTTAGGCAGATTGCGGAGGATGGTATGTGCCTGAGTTGTGAAGGTTGAAATCTCTGTACTACTAAATAAGAGTAAGGAGAATACAATGACCACCCCATACTTTTATAAGATCAGAGAGATTAGCACCGGTAAAATTTACGTGGGGTGTCAGTACGGCCAATGCGCGCACCCTACTAATTTTTGGGTAACGTATTTCACTTCATGTAAGTACGTTACCAGCCAGCCCCAAAGTTCATTTGAAGTTGTATCTATAATTACAAGGCCTGATGCTAGAGAGTATGAGCGTAGATATCTATCCAAAGCGTATAGGCTGATGGGGTCTTCTAAATTTGAGCAAGTGTTTATAAACAGAAACCTGGCTCCAGGCGTCCTCTTTACTTCTGAGGTATTGAAGAAAATGTCTGATGGTGTTAAGGCCGCTACCCAACGACGCAAAGATGCCGGTACATATTGTCCCACCTTCACTGGTCGCTCGCACACAGAAGAGACTAAAAGCATATTGTCCGATATGGCTAAAAAAAGATTATCGGAGCAAGGCCACCCTCGAGGTATGTTGGGTAAGCACCACACAGAGGAAACAAAGCAACTGATTAGTGAAAAGGGTGTTGAAAATAGTGCGATGCGGGGTCGTTGTGGTGGCGACCATCCAACTGGAAATACTGTGTGGTGGAATAATGGCATCTCCCATATTAGATCAGCTAAGCACCCCGGAGATGGTTGGGTGCAGGGTCGAATATTTAAAACAAGATCAAAACGTAAGATTAAACCGAAAGAATAAACAAATGATTAAAAAAGTTAAACCACGACTAACAGATACACGCGACACATTTAAGCCATTTGCTCACCCAAAGTGTTATGAGCTTTGGCTCAAGCACGAGCAATGCCATTGGCTACATTCCGTTGTTCCAATGCAACAAGACGTCTACGACTTCAAGAAGCGTTTGAGTGACGGTCAGAAGGATTTCCTCACACAGATCCTTCGCTTGTTCACCCAAGGTGACGTAGACGTTGCTTCCGGATATGTGAACAACTATCTGCCAACATTTCCACAACCAGAAGTTCGTATGATGTTGTTGGGCTTTGCCGCTCGTGAAGCAATCCACATTGCAGCCTACAGCAACCTGTTGGAGACGCTTGGATTCCCTGACTCTACATACAACGACTTTATGGAATACAAAGAGATGGCTGACAAACACGACTTTGTGTCGCGTATTGCTACATCAGGCGACACTAATAAAGTCGTTCAGCAGATGTGCGCAATCTCCGCATTCACGGAAGGTATGCAGTTGTTCAGCTCGTTTGTTATGTTGTTGAACTTTGGTCGCAACAACATGATGCCGGGGATGACAAAGATCGTCACCTGGTCTATCATCGACGAGTCGATGCACTGTGAAGGCATGACTTACTTGTTCCGTGAGTTTATCAAAGAAAACAAGGATATTTGGACTGACGAGCTCAAGAGTGAGCTCTATAGTATTGCAGAGAAAATGGTTGAGTTGGAAGACGCTTTCATCGATTTGGCTTACCAAAAATTGGACCCAACAGAGTTCAAGTTGCCTTTGGCTAAGAGCGACATGCACGCGTACATTCGTTATATCGCGGACCGTCGTTTGATTGGGTTGGGATTGAAAGGTATCTTCAAACACAAGAAAAATCCTATTCCTTGGGTTGATGAGATGCTTGCACTGCCAAGCCACACCAACTTCTTTGAACAGACAGAGTCCTCTTATTCGAAGGGTGCTTTGACTGGCACGTGGGATGATGTTTGGGGTTCGACCAAGTGAACGACTATGTTGATCATATCGCCTCCCTTGCAAAAGAAGTGGAGGCGGAGGACCCCATTGATTGGGGAATGTTAGCCATCAGTGAAGACGATGCATATCGTCTTATGGCATCAAATATCATAGAAACGATGGCAGCTAAATATGGCCAGCCGGAATTTAAAGATGTGATGCTAGCCACGATCGTCAAGCTAGTTGTTGAGAATTTCGTGCTAAATCTCAAATTAAAAGAAAGATGATATGGCAACAGTAAAACAATTTCAATGCGATCACTGTGGAGCAGAGGGTAAGATAACAATTAAAGGGACAGATGTTCAATTCGAAGATGTTGTTTACTGTCCCGTATGCTCCGGAGATATCTTCGAAGAAGCAGAGTACGACGAAGAGGAATGACGGCCTTTGGTCCAACCTTCACCGGGTGAATCAAAAGATAATTTAGTTTCCCCGGTAAAGGAGGTCCACCAAGACCTTCCTTTCATTGAAACTGATTGTAAATGCTTACTAGACTCGCTTTTAATTTTACCTTTTAATGCGGTGGATATTTTTAATTTGTGTGTTTCAGATTTGGGTTTGTGGTTACCCACAGCATTCTTGTTGCCCATCATCTTACGCCTCGTAGTGGTAGACTTTGTAGCTCCTTTTGTACTAACACTACAACAACCGTTGGGTTGTGCATATGCTACGTTAACATAAAGCGGTGATTGTACAACTTTCAAATGCTTTTGAAATTTTAACTCACGGTCGAGTGCTTCTTTACGGGTCGTATGTGTTGTCAGTACCGTCGTTTTAAATAGGTGTGGTGATTTTTGTATTTCTTGCTTCCATAACGAGCGATATTGGAAAGATGATACGGACCCTTTATACCCTCTGTTGATCTTTTCAATGGATGTAGATCCTATATAAAATGGCGGTAGTTTATTACCCGTATATACGGTCAAGTACGTACAATAAATAGTCATGCTGATATCTCCTTGTAAGATGTTAGAGTGAGTGGATGTTGACGCATCGCGACTCACACTTATTTATATAAAAAAAAGGAATACAGCATGGCATGGTTATATAAAGGCACTCCCATTGAAAGTATTGATACGCAACAATACTCCGCTTTTGTATATGTTATTACCAATCTCAAGACTAATCGCCTCTACATCGGGTTGAAGCAGACTACATTTGCAAAGACAAAGCAAGTTAAGGGTAAGAAGAAACGTATTCGCGCTGAGTCAGATTGGCGCGAATACTGGTCGTCTTCCGAAGAGTTGAAGAAAGACGTTGCATTATTAGGTGAGGAGAATTTCAAACGGGAAATTCTCCACTTCTGTGAAATGAAGAGTCACGCTAACTACCTTGAAGCCCGTGAACAAATGGATAGACGGGTACTTGAAAACCCTGATAAATATTACAACGGTATCATTAACTGTAGAGTTAGCCGTAATCACGTAAAGAAATTACTAGAAAAATGATCCTCGTCATATTGATGTTCCTGTGCGCGCTGGCATTGTCGGGCGCTGCTGCATTTTATTCGATCGTCGGTTTGATGGCGATCTTTGCGGCCGCCCCTATGCCAATTGCAATTATGGGATCAATACTGGAGGGGTCTAAGCTAGTAATTGCTTCTTGGTTGTACCGCAATTGGAGCGAGTCCCCTAAATTAATGAGGGGATATCTAACAACTGCATTAGTAATCCTAATGTTTTTGACGTCCATGGGTATTTTTGGCTTCTTATCCAAAGCCCACATGGATCAGGCAGTACCAACAGGTGATGTGGCCGCACAAGTGGCGTTAATCGATGAAAAAATTGCAACAGAAAAGGAAAATCTAAATGCAGCTCGTAAAGCAATTGCTCAACTGGATGAGCAAGTTAATCAAACCATCTCCAGAACAACCAGTGCAACCGATGACGCCGCCGTCAATCGATCCATTGCCATCCGTCGAGGACAAGCCAAAGAGCGAATGGCCTTATCCAACGACATCGGAGCAGCTCAAAGCCGGATCACCAAGCTCACCGAAGAAAAAGCCCCGCTCGCAACAGAGCTCCGCAAAGTCGAAGCCGAAGTCGGACCAATCAAATACATCGCAGCCCTCATCTACGGCGAAGAAGGTAGCTCAGACTCGACGCTCCTCGAAAAAGCCGTCCGCTGGGTAACAATCCTAATTGTCTCGGTATTTGATCCTTTAGCGGTGGTACTATTAATCGCTGCTAATTGGTCTCTCTCTCATTTTAGGCGTAAGGAGCAAGTCGACCTCCCAGTCGCAGAGCCGGCACCACCAATTGTTGAAACTCCCCTAACTACCCCGAAAGAAGAGGTGGTTGTGGAGGACAGTCCAAAGCGCAAAAAGGTAAACAAAAAAGAAAAGCCTGCACCGGAATGGGAGATTGCTCCTCCACCACAACCTGTAAATGTTGATGCACCCGAACATCCAGATTTAGTTCCCGGGAACCAAAATTGGGGTTCACGCCCACCCGAACATCTAACACCTAGACGTCGTTGATCAAATAACAAGTACCTGTGATAATAGTCTCAGGTCAACAAAAAGCCAGCACTGGGTCTCTGTTGCTGGCTTTACCATTTGGAGTGATAATGTAATTTTGAGGAATTTACTATGAAATATGATACAACTGATCCGGAATTTCAAACTTGGGTAAAAGGCCTACTACATGATTCAAACGTCAAAAATCTGTGCATTACTTTCACCAAAACAGACGGCAGCGCTCGAGAGATGCGCTGCACCCTCGTCGAAAGTGCAATCCCAGCAGAAAAGATCCCAAAGAACACAGATCGCCCGTCTTCTCCTACCACACAACGTGTCTTTGACGTTGACAAGCAAGAGTGGCGAAGCTTCAAGTGGGAGTCGGTAACCCGTGTCAAAGCTGACATCTGAACAAGAAGAGATCCTGACGATTGCTCAGGAAGAATGTGCCGAGGTCATTCAAGTGGTTAGCAAGGGCAATCGCTTTGGATTCGATGTCGAGTACAATAGTAAGACAAATCGACAGAAGCTAACGCAAGAGGTTGGCGATGTCCTTTGTATGATAGACCTGATGGTTGAGAAAGATATCCTCACCGCCGAAGGTCTTGAGCAGGCTAAGAAAGCCAAACGTGAAAAACTTAAACAATGGTCTCGTATAGGAGTTTAACATGACTATTTCCAATCCAGTCGATCGCAAAAAGATTCGCGACGCACTTCAAGAAGCATCCAACAGTCTCACACGCATCAGCGCAGAACGCGATCTCATTAAAGAGATTGTGGCTGATCTTGCAGAGCAATATGAGCTACTGTCCAAGAAGCAGATCAACAAGATGGTTCGTGTGTATCACAAACAAAACTTCACAGAAGAACAAGCTGCGTCTAGTGAGTTCGAGCAACTGTATGAAGAAATTGTTCTGATGAACACTGGGACTACAGGTACACAAACCTAATTGTTGACGTCCACTCCAGACTCTTATACAATGAGTTCTTATTGAATGGAGAACCATTATGGCAACAGCACAACGTAAACATAAGAGCCTGGAGCACTCGATGACTATCCTTACGGGAGGCCATGAACCGGTCATCCGTAAGGAAAGATATCGCGAAGATCTGATGACTGCCCTGAACTGGTATAACGCAAATCGCGAAGAAAAAGACTTCCGAGCATATGCAGATTACTACATCAAAAACTCCCCCGAACTAAAAGAGTACAGTTACGCCATCTCTAAGGCTTCGTTCCTTGAGATTAAGGGTATTGGTGTGATTGGACGGTTGATTCGCCGAGATCAATACATCGACATCAAAGATATGATGAACACTTTGAGTCGGTTAGAAGTGTTAAAAGCAAAGTACCCCAAGACAAGCGCTGTGGAGAAGAAAGCTACCGTTGCTGCGGTTGCACCGTTAAATGTTCAGGATAGAATTGCAGAAACCGCTAGCAAGTTCGCAGCCGATGTTGATGAGCAAATTGACACCTTCACAAAACAGAAGACCAACGACTTTTCCATGAAAAGTTTCTTGGCCGGCAATGCAGTGTCTGGTATCGTGGCCAAGAAGATTGGTACAAAGTACCTTCGCCTCGCAAAAGAACTCGATGAGGCAATTGCAACCCGTGCTGATCCACAGCTCAAAGAGGGCTACTCTCACTTTACAAAACCTCAGCTGCGGAAGTTTGCTGAGTTCATCAAATCAATCATTGCAGACTGCAACCAACAGGTTGTCTCAGCAAAGACGGCTCGCAAACCGAAAGCTCGCAAGGTTAAGCCAGCGTCTGTGATTGCTGCAAAGATCAAGCCCATGAAAGAGTACCCGGAATTGAAGCTTGTGTCGATTGAGCCGGCGAAGATCATTGGTGCAGATGAGTTGTGGGTATACATTCCAGCGTCTCGAAAGCTAACTGTATTCCGCGGAGTAGACGGTAAACCACTTAGCGTCAGCCGGACTTCCATCACCAATTACGACGTTGAGAAATCCGAAACAAAAACCATTCGCAAACCAGAGCAGTTCTTCAAGGGTCTGTCGTATGGTAAGCGAGCAATGGCAAATGCTTGGAAATCAATTGAAACCAAACCATCGAAGGCACGTGCCCGCATCACCGATGACATGATTTTGTTGGCAGCAAACTAATGAATACTACACTCGCCAAACTACAAGAAAATTGCTCCTCATATGAGGAGTTTAGTGAAAAGATTCTACAAGATTTCGTACGTTCAATTGATAAAGAAGTAAATTATGCCACATTTGCGCTAATTTCTAATTTTATCTATCAACGATACGGAGTCCGGAGCAATGTTTGGAAAGATTAAGCACTCCACACAAATATGAAGTGATTACAATAGAATGGAAAATAAGTGATTTTAATTGACTACAGCCAAGTTTGCCTCGCAAACATCTTTCAGTTCCAATCGGATCTGAAAAAGAATAATAACAGCCCAGAAGCTGTTAACATCATCCGTCACGCTATCCTGACCGGATTGAAGTACTACAAGAAGAAGTACGGTGCCAAATACGGTGAGATGGTCATTGCGTGTGACGGCCGTAATTACTGGCGCAAGGAAATCTTTCCTTACTACAAAGCGGGGCGTTCAAAGACCCGTGAAAAGTCTGATCTTGATTGGAAGTTGATTTTTGATACAATCAGCCAGATCCGTGAAGACCTGTCATTGCACTTTCCATACCGTGTTGTTCACGTCGATCGAGCAGAGGCAGATGATGTGATTGCTACGATGTGTAAGTGGACCCAAACAAATGGGTTGATTGACCATGGAATGTTTGAGGATAAACAAGATGTGATGATCATCTCCTCAGACGGTGACTTTAAACAACTCCACAAATACACTAACGTCAAGCAGTGGAGCCCTATTCAGAAGAAGGTAGTGGAGTGCAGTAATCCAATCGCATATCTCGCTCAACACATTGCAAAAGCTGGTGATGATGGAATTCCAAACATCTTGAGTGCAGACAATGTATTGGTCACTGAGGGTGTTCGACAGGGCAAGATGACTGCCAAAAAGCTCGAAGCTTTTGTTGAACGTGGCCGCGACGCGTGCGAGAATGATGAACAGCGTCGGAACTGGGACCGCAACAACCAGCTGATCAACTTGGATCTGATCCCAGCAGATATTGAGCAAATGATTGTAGATACATATACAAGCAGCACCCCGAAGGGTGATCGTATGTCGATATACCAGTACTTAGTCAAACACCGGTGTCGTCTGCTACTTGATGAGGTAGAGGAGTTCTGATGGGTGATGAAATTTGAGCCACTTGTTGAAGTTACTGAGAGTGAGTTCTTTTCTATCAACCAACCGGCACACAGTTTTAGGTTTTGGCCGCCCCTTAAGGGCAGCAGCGATTTTTAATTTATGGCCGTCTGCCTTACATTGCCCCTTGAGAGATGTAGACACACCCTTGCGCCGAGAGTTGACTTCAATCATCCACGGGTTAGTTCGTCCAAGTCTAGCTGCGGACATCTTTTGTCGGGTGGTTGGGGAGATTTTAGAATTATCTCCGCCAGCAGTCAAATTACGAAGGCATCCTGTCCCTAGGTCGACTCTCCCATACCAAGATATTAGACGTCGTTCAATAGCCAAGGCGCCCAACTCCGTTAGATTTTGCTCACATACAACGATGTGAGATGGGTTTTGGGGAATGTGGATGTTGTGCTTTTGTACTGCTCTTCTACCCACACCCTTACCGATGTAATATGGGGTGCCGTCGGCGCGAATATAAGCATAGACATAAAACCCCACTGGGGTTTGAAAGCTATATAAAGACATGCTGATATCTCCTTGTAAGATGTTAGAGTGGGTGGAGAGTGCAATCTCGCGACCTACACCTATTTATGGAATTTGAATTTTAAGGAGTGAATTCACAATGGCAAACAAGTATATTACAGAACTATTGAAAGAAATCAATGACGATCCGTCATTGCTGACAACAACCTATAAAAAGGTCGGTAATGGAGGACCACTAGCAGTCTTCTTTGGTCACGCTTTCACAGCGAAGGGGAAGTTCCTGTTACCTGATGGAGAGCCCCCATACAAACCAAACCCAAACCCACAAGGGATGACTCAGGCTATCTTTCAACAAGAGATTAACAAATTTTATGTATTTTGCCGTGCAGACCTGAAAGCCGCAAAGCGTGAGACGATGTTTGTCCAATTGATGGAAAATATTCACCCATCAGAAGCCAAGATTCTTTTGGCGGTGAAGGATCAGGAATTGACGAAGTTGTACCCCAACATCACTCGTACGGTCGTAGCTGCCGCTGGTTTCATTCCACCTTTGACTGCAGAGGAGTTGAAGCAGGAAGAAGCAGAAGTAAAAAAATCCGCAGGGCCGAAGGCAAAGTCTCCCAAATCGGAAACCCCCCAACCGGCCCTGTAAACACCCCCCAAAGGAAACCAATGTTTGAACGATTCTTAACGTGGCTGATGTCAAAACTTCCTGATATGCGTTGACCTTTAATGAAGCTCCTTGTATACTAGGGCTTCTAACAAGGAGAATATCATGGTTGGTTACACACATAGAATTAACTGCTTCCGTAAGGTTGAGGGTTCTGGTTGGACTTTTCAGACATTCCAGACAACACGTGATGCGGTTGCAATTCACATTCGATCGCTGTACAAACAGCAAACAAATGGTGTGATCCGCAACATCGAATTGATTAAACTGAAATTGTGATGGAAGAAGACTTGGTATTCAGACTTCGTAAGAGAGCTGAAATTAGACGACAAATTCCCACACGTAAGAGTGTACAAGAAGGTCAGGCTGATCGAATCGCTGATCTTCTTGAGGAAGCTGCGGATGAGATTGACCGTCTCAATCAGACGGTCGCCGGTCTAACTTCAACCATACTGGAAAGATTATGAAGCAAAAGTGGATTGACGCTTATATGGACACTGCTGAGCGATTTGCTCAGCTTTCATCTGCTGTTAAGCTAAAGGTCGGTTCGGTGATTGTAAAAGATCACCGAATCATCTCGATTGGATACAATGGTACACCAGCCGGCTGGGACAATAATTGTGAAGATAAAGACTTCATGAGCGGAGATGCTGGCGGTTGGCTTGACCCAGATGAAATTGAAGATAACTGGCCGTTTATTGCAACGTCTGATGAAGATGGTGCTTACATTGGCAGATATCGTTTGAAGACAAAACCTGAGGTTATACATGCAGAAGCAAATTCGATTGTTAAATTGGCTCGTGATGGTGAATCCGGCAATGGTGCCAGCTTATTCTGCACTCATGCTCCTTGCATTGATTGCGCTAAGTTAATTTTTGGTGCTGGTATTAGACAGGTATTCTACCGTGACGAATATCGAACAGAAGATGGAATAAAATTCCTCACAAAAAGTGGTGTAGAGGTAGTCCGCCATGAACAAGCAACACCTGAAAATCATTAATACGTTCGTCCGTGAGAAGGGGAATGAGATACAATCGATCTTACCACCCCTTCCAGGACATCCAGTCAGACAAGCACAAGCTCATCTGTATAAGGAAACTGAGATTTGGAGTTCCTGTAAAAGAGCTCGGTGACCATAGGTTTGATGATGTTATGAAGTTGTTACACATCTGCGTCGAGCACGCAGCTGAACCCGGAATATCAAAGTACCTCACGTGGGTTGTTCCGGAACAACAGTATGAACCAGCTACATTAGAAATATTTTTTGAAAATTGTTGAAATAATTCAAATTTCGCGATACAATCCTTATAAATAAACATACAATGACAAATTTATTGCATAAACCCTTTCAGTCGAATTACCAACCATCAGCGTTCTGCGTTGAGGGTAGTGGGTATGCGGTCGACCTGAATCCGTTGTCCATTACCACGCGCGAGGGCTGGGACGGATAAGGGGCTTTGTGTACATCTAGCTGTATCGCTAGAATCAAAAACAAAGCCCAGCTCGAAAGACCTGGGCTTTTTTGTTGGTTGACTTTAATTTAGAGATCTGTATAATAGACTCTAAGATGTTTGAGAAGCATCGCGTGAGACTGCATTGGTGTGCTGAAACTCACATGACCTGCTAGCAAGGTCTGAGCATCGCTTTACTGGTTCGAGTCCAGTATGCTTCTCAAACATAAGCATTATAAAGTGCTGTGTTGACAAATTTGTGAAGTTGATTGATAATTGACTTCATCGGTTGAGAAAACAATGTTCCTTAGTGACGCCACTTGAAATAGTGGGTAGCGCCAAAAAAGAACGGGCATTGGATGATCCAGGTCACAATGGACATTTTCAAAACCGGTTGACTTTAATTGAGATTCATGTATAATGAATACAACTGTTCGATAAACAGTGTGACTTAGGTTGATGTTAAGTAAGACATGAAGCGAAAGCTCTTGATCACTGCTTAGTCTGATACAGAGAAAAAGGTTAGTGGAAATCACACGCAAGCTAACCAACAGTTGACTTAATTTAAAGTCTATGTGATAATAGAGGTTCTGGAGTTGATCACAACTTCAAACAGAGTTCTTTAACAATCTGGTTTCATTGATCTGTGCTTTGGACAGTTGGCTTAAAAGCAGCCATCTGCTAAGGAGTGGGACAAGGGCATATCGTGACAGTAGTAATACCCGACAAGGACATGGTTGAGGGTATGAAAGGAGAAACGTGGAGAAGGTAGTGGACTTGTTCTGCTATATGAAGTACCCTAGTATCTGAGTTGCGTATGAGTCACCTGGTGAAGTGCAAAGGTACCCCGGAAATGGTAAGGCCGATGCTCCCTTTAGCGTAGTAGCACACCAAACTACAGATCAATGAAACCAGATGTTGACATTAAGTTGAAGTTGATTGATAATTGACTTCAACGATTGAGAAATCAATCAAATGTTCTTTAACAATTTGCAGCTTCGAAAAAGTATGAACTCTAAGGGCCACTCGGTTAATTCTGGTACTCCTTAGAGGTCATATTGAAATACATTAGATCCCTTTTAGTTGCATGACGGCGCCGCCGGACTTGTACTAGATCCCTTTTAGTGTGTTTCAATATGATATCTCTGTACATTTGGGACGGCGCGAAATATCCCAAACGCTAAATAAGCGTAGGAGGTTTCAATGAAACAATGTACTGGATGTAAAGAAACAAAGCTGTTTACAGATTTTTGTAAACAAACAAAGTCAAAAGATGGTTATCAGCCTAGATGCAAAGCTTGCATGGCGGTGTCGTATAACCGAAGTAGAAATAAAAAAATTGATCACTATCAACAAGTTGCCAAAGTCCGTCGCGACCAGATCCAAGATTTGGTTAGTCAATGGAAATCTGAGCGCGGTTGTGTAGTGTGTAAAGAAGATTTTAGCCCTTGCTTAGAATTGCATCATACTGACCCAAGTAATAAAGAGGGAGATCCCTCATCATTTGCTAATCACAGTTTTGAAGCTTTCTTGCAAGAAGCGTCAAAGTGTATTATTCTCTGTGCAAATTGTCACAGAAAAGTGCACTTTGGGTTTATTACAGTTTAACTCGCATTGGGATAATTGGTAGTCCACCTGATTTGGGGTCAGGAAGGTGCACGTTCAAGTCGTGTGTGCGAGACCAAAGTTTTTGCCCTTGTATCCTTAATGGTAGAGGTTCGCCTTTGTAACGCGAGTGCGGTGGTTCGATTCCATCCTGGGGCACCAAAGATTATACTGTCGTCGTCTAGTGGCTAGGACGCTACCCTTTCAAGGTGGAGAAGCGGGATCGATACCCGTCGACAGTACCAAAACAGCAGAGGCCCAGTCGGTCGTTCTTATAAATACTTCCAATAATGGAGGGTTTATGGAATTTGCAAATGTAAAAATAAACGTGTCAAAGACACAGGGTAATGTCGGTGTAGCACGTGCTGTGTATGAGTACACCAAAATGGGATATACAGTACTTGCGCCACTTTCTGACAGCGACAAATATGATCTTGTTGTTGATGATGGGTCTTCATTAAAGAAGGTTCAGGTCAAGACATCAAGGTGTGCATCTCGTTCAGGTGGTTACACAATCAACCTAAAAACGAGTGGAGGAAATACAAAAGTCAACACAATACGAAAGCGTAGCCCAGATGACTATGATCTATTGTTTGTGTTGACCGAAACCGGGAAATGTTGGAACATACCGGTATTGGCTCTAGGTGATGCCGGGTCTTCAATTATAGTTGGAGCCAACAAGTACACGGAGTATGAATTATAAGGGTGGTGCCCCCTACGGCGGTCTGTAAAACCGTTGGCTTTGTTAAGTAGGGAAGTTGCCTCGTGGAGCGTTACCATCATCACCCACCAAGTTAATGGTCCTGTCATATAGTGGTTATTATACCGGCCTGTCTAGTCGGATATCGGGGTTCGATTCCCCGCAGGATCGCCAATTATTGCGGGGATTCAGGCGATCGGTCAGTCTCATAAGCTCGGCCTAGAGGTTTCGAATACCTCCTCCGCATCCAAACTCTCCCTGACATATGGAGTACAATGAGATAAGTTATATGTCATCTTTCTAAAACATGCTGCGGCTGAGGCTAAGCCGTTATGTGGACCATAGCTGGGCCGGTTGGCTCGGTCACCAGTTCAATTCTGGTAAGCATGTTTTAGAAAGATGGGGACAGCAATGGGTTGCGGAGATGCCTTGCAAGTATCTTGACTAGAAGGGTTCGATTCCCTCGGTCTCCACCAAGTTACGGGACAAAAAGACAATTCTGATAAGAATTTATTCTGCATTTCATTAGTCCCGCCATTTTATCTGTGTGTAGCTCAGTCCGGCCTAGAGTCCTCGTTTTGGAAGCGAGATGTCGGAGGTTCAAATCCTCCCACACAGACCAGTTTTTTGGATGATCGATAACGTTGGAGTGTTATGGCTGGCTGTAACCCAGTTGCCTTAGGGCTTAGTAGGTTCGAATCCTACATCATCCACCAATTTTACGCCTGCGTGGCAGAATAGTTATGCAACGGATTGCAAACCCGTTACAAATAGGTGCAAGTCCTATCGCAGGTTCCATTTAATGGTTGAAGAGGCACGATACCTAACCAGTTGAATGTTATTCCACCCTGATGAAATACACGTCCCCAGGCTGCTTGGTCGCAGTTATGTACGTGTTGAGTAGTCTAAAGTTTATGCGTGCTTAGCTCAGTTTGGTAGAGCAGAACGTTGCCAACGTTCAGGTCGCAGGTTCGAACCCTGTAGCCCGCACCAAGTTATCCCTGTTGTAGTGTAATGGGAGCACACAACTGCCGGCAGAAGTGAAGGTTCGAATCCTTCCAGCAGGGGCCTAGTTTAGGATCCGTTCAGCAACTCAAAAAATTCAACTGTTAATTGAAAAATAAGGATCCTGTTGTTTTTAATCTTGTTCTGATGTATAATCAGTGTTTTAGGAGAATGTAGTGAGTAAACGAAAACCAATCGTGCGCGAACGTAACTGCTTCGTTCGTCTAGCACTGTTCCGCAAAGCAGGGTCGCACCGTAAGAGCAACAAAGCTCTACGTAAAGCGGCAAACCAATCAGCAAATTGGGCCTGAAACTTTAAGGTGAAGTAACTGGCTTTTAACCAGTAAAACTCGGATCGTTACCGAGCGGGCCTACCATATGCAAACACATTGCCCTAGAAGCGGTGAGATGAATGACACAATAGGCTCACAAGGGGTGTCGCAGTGTGTTTACATATGGTAAACAGGAGTAATTACCCTGCCCATGTTGGGGAGTCATGACCCCAAGAACTCGTAGTCTTCTAATGGTAAGAAAAGCCCACTATTAGGGCTAATGCAGGTTTCGAAATCCTGCCTACAATGAGTTCGCCATATAAAAATACATTAGCCTGACTGAAACGGGCATCGAGTACGTGGTACGTGGAAGAAGGTTCGAATCCTTCATACTCAATTTCAGTAGTGTGTTTTTATATGGTATAGTGTAATGAGAATGCACGGGAGCGCCACATAAGCCACTTTAAGTAGTGCGGTGGAACAAGCTTCAGGTCCGGTAAGAACCCGGTATGCCAGATGATAAGGAAGCGGTCTGCGAGACCGCTTCCTTATAAATACTTCCAACAGGAGGTAATATGGTCAAAGTAAATCAATACGGTCCACGCAAGGAAGATTGTGAAGTGTTTGTTGCAGATTCAACATATCCACGACACAAGCTCAAAGAGCGGATCATCAAACAAAAGTTAATCGAGTATCACTGCGCATGTTGTGGGATAGGTCCTGAGTGGAATGATAAACCCATGCCGCTCATTCTTGTGATCAAGAATGGTATCAATAATGATAATCGACTAGATAATTTGAGGTTTGTGTGCAGCAATTGCGACTCGCAACTTGACACATATAAGTCCCGAAATAAAAGTACAAATAAGGCGAAGTGGCAGAGTCCGGTTTATTGCAGCTGACTTGAAATCAGTCGACCCTTAACAGGGTCCGTGGGTTCGAATCCTACCTTCGCCGCCAAATATACTGCGTTCGACTTCAGGTGAGGTCATCACCCTTTCAAGGTGACAAGACGGGATCGTTACCCGTACGCAGTACCAGTTAACGGTGCGTTCATATAATGGTCATTATCTCGGATTGTCTATCCGGAGACAGCGGTTCGATTCCGCTACGCATCGCCAGGTTTTGTTAGTATGTAACAGAGTAATGTTCCAGGGTATGGCTTCCCTATTGTTGCAGATAAATGCGTTCGAATCGTATTAACAGAGAACATTCTAACAAATCAAGTTTTGTAGAGATACGTATGGCTCAACTGAGGTAATAGCCTCCCGGCAGTATCGCCGCTATGTTAGGAAATGAGTCCCTGACTTACTACAATTTTTATTATTCCCTTGTAGCTCAGCGGTAGAGTAGATGACTGTTAATCATTTGGTCCGTGGTTCGATCCCACGCTGGGGAGCCAATTTAAGCCCGTCAAATCGAAGTGGCACGAGATACTGGACTTTGACTCCAGGTATTACTAGGTTCGAGTCCTAGGG